GGGCGAGCATGTGACCTCGGACAGGACGCGCTTGCCGTCTGGGAACTGGCGGACGAAAGGGAGCGGCATTATTCGTCACCGAACGAGAAGTGCTGTTTCAGCGTGGCGATGTAGTTTTCAGCGCGCGTCAGGCGGTGGTCGAGGATAAGGCCGACAATCAAGATGGCCAACGTAAGCACTCTAGTGTCCCAGGTCATGCCGGCGCCAGATAACGCCCGATGTCAGACCGGACGACAAAGACGGGCTTCGGTGCCGAATGTGTGCTGGCCTTTGTCTCCATGGCCTCGGTCCAGATGTTGAACTTCAAGCCCTGTTTTGCCCAGAAAGCCCTGATCTTGTCGGCCAGCATTCGAGCGCCGTCTTGGTCTAGCGTGTCGAGGATGATTCTCATTGGCCCTCCAGCCTTAACCTAATGTGCCCATTGACGGTTCTAGGTTCTCGTATTCAGGCAGTTGCACGAACGGCATGTCCGCCTCGTTCCTGATCTGGTCGATGATCTCGGCTAGACCGCCAAATGCGTCAGCCCCGTGCGAGAACTCATCGTGCTTTGGCGACGCGGGTTCTCCGGTCGTGATCGGGATTGTCCGCTTATACCGCTTGAGGCAATCCATCAAGCGTGGCCCGCCGTGGTGGATCAATGGCGCTTCGGCGGGCGCGTCACGTTTCACGCTGCTCAGATAGATGCGCGGGAACATCATACGCGCGGCCTTGATCCTCGCCTCGTCGCTGGTCTTCTCGATCAGCTTGACCTTGCAGCCCAAGTCTTTGAGCGTCTTGCGCGCGTTCGTGCCAGATATCGGGTTGTGGTTCTTGCTGTCGTGCGGCAGCCAATCGTCGCCCCAGACATACCCAAGCGATCGGCGCAGTGAAATCCATTGGGCGTAAGTGAGGAAGCTGCCTTCCATGTAGTTGATGATGTTCGCCACGGTCGGAACTGGCTTCTGCACCATGATAAGTGACATGGCATCGTTCCAGCCCAAGTCCCAGATGCAATGAACCGGGAACCGCGGATTATACGGGACCGCGCCATAGCGTTGGTCCTCGACCATCTGCGTGACTTCGCGCGCATAGATCGCACCGACAACAACCGTGCGGCATTTGCCTTCCCAGATGTTCTCGTAATCGTCCGGGTAGTATTTCAGCGTGTGCTGGCGCTGGGCCTCAAGGATTGGCGGGAACCATTTATTGTCCTGCCAGCCCGTCTTGACGACCCTCGCGCCTTCGGGCGGGTGAACGACAAACCGTTCCCAGGTATCGTCCGTGTCCATGTCAGGGTTGAAACTAACCCAGACCTCGGCGCCCTCTTCGCGCATGGTGGGGAGCAACACGGTCCAGCTATTCTTGGAAACCTTGTGGGCTTCCTCAACCCACGTGATGTCCAGCTTGGCCATGGACTTGATCGAGTCCACAGACTGCCCATGCAAGCCGTGGAAGATGAACTCAGACCCCGTAAGCGGGCACAGTATCTTGTTCTCAAGCACCCGGAACATCTGAAGCCCGAACTCTTCGATCAGGGCTTTCAGCGTCGCGTGAACCGATTCCAGTATGCTGTTCTGGATCTCACGGGCGCAGAGGATGCGGAGTTTTTGGTTCGAGGCCAGGGCTAACAGTGCCCGGCCTATGCTCTCTGTCTTCATCCCGCCGCGGCCGCCGTACAGGATTTTGTACGGGTGTTGCTCCATAAGGAACGCGAGCTTTTTCGGCAGGCGAATGTCTATGCCGCGTGTGACGGCTTTAATAGCTTGGTCCGCTACGGGATTAGCCGGTTCCGGCTTACGTCTCATTCAAATATCAGATTGATATGAACCGGCTCGCCGCGAGACTGGGCATTGTCCTCTTTGTAGAGCCCGTGGAACTTCATGGCTTTTTCAAGCGCCGCGTTCTTGTCCCAGAGTTTTAGCTTCTTGAGGAAGCCGGTCTTGCTGCCGTCAGCGGCAAACTCTTCGGAGACATCTAAGGACGCCACAACAGCGGCAGTGTCGTCGTCCCATTCCTTTGGGTCTTTGAACGAGCCGTCTTCGCGATACAGCTTGCGGGGGTCAAAATATGCGAGACGGGCCACTTCGAGCTTTGTGCGCTCCGTCTCAAGCCCGACGATTTTGGCGATGGCTTCTGATCGAACGGCAATGGCTTGTTTCAACTCAACGTTCTTCAACAACCGCTGGCCCTGGCTATAAGCCGTCTTTGGACTAAACCCCGCCGTGATGGCGGCCTGCGTAGCGTTGTTGCCGTTGACGATATAAGCCTCAGCAAATGCCTTACGTCGAGCGGCTACCGCTTCCTTGTTCTGCCCAGCCTTTACGCGCGGCTCAATCCTTTTCCGGGGCACGGGCTTCAACTCGTTTGATAGGCTGAATGCCCGTTACGAACGCGGTGGCCTTCTCTAGACGTTCAAGACGTTCGTCTAATTGCTTGACGCATTTGGCGACCCAGATGATGGCGGAGCCGGTCATGCCGAAATCAATTCCAAGCTCGGTCGCTGCAGCGTGGAGCGCGTCGTTGTCTGGTTGCTTGGTATATTCGGGAAGGCTCATGTGGCCCTCTGTGCGGCCTGCCGCGCGTCTCTATTAGCAATCCCGCTGCATACTTGCGTCATATTCGACGTGGTTATCTCATCTGCGGTGGAACGGGCAAGAATAAGCGCCCTGTTGTCCCACCGGTTATCGCCCATCCGCTTGGCCCAGAGCGCGGCGGCAGTCTCAGCCTCGGCAGCAATCGCGCGTTCACACGCGGCCAGGCTAATGGCCCCGCCCTTGCGGTCTAGCCGTGTGGGTTGGCCAGTGCGGGCACCGTCATGCCGTGGGCCGTGTTTCTTGTATGCTACTGCGGTCAATTTCGGCCTCCGTTTTTGGGTTTGGTCTTAACCGGCTCTTTGGTCGGTTTGATTCGTAGGGTCACCGGCTTGGGGCCAGCGCGGTAGGAACGAAGTTCGGAGACGCGCATTGCTTTGAGTGCGGCGAGCGCTTCCATGTGCCCCGCGCTCATGATAGCCGCGTCGCGCAAAACAGAAGCAACGCCAGCCCCGTGCATAGATGCATCAGGAGATACATTCGGCGTTTGTCTTCTGGGTCAGTCATTTGGTCACCTGACTGGAATGTGTTGGGCGGAGAAGTTGGAATGGCTGACGATGCTGAACGCGCCATCGGGCGCACGCACAATCCATTCGCCAGTGAATATCGGTTCGCCGCGGAATTGAAATTCACGGCGCGCGAGTGACATATCGTCCGGCGCATCTTTGTTGAGAACTTGCCGGGAGGTAAGCGCGCCGCCACTAACTGTGCAAACCGCTTCGGCATTGGCTTGGGTAATCCGCATTGCGGTTACGAGCTGGCCATCTCTGTTGCGGTATTCGCGGTTGCCAGCGCTCATTTGGCGCTGTTGATTAGGCCGTTTGGGTGGCCGATGTCCGGGTACTTGGCGTGAACCTTGGCGCGGACAGTTGCTTTCTCGGCTGGCGTTCCGTTCTGGGCCACGCGCGAAAGCGCATTGCGCGCATGGTTCTTATCTTCGATGGGATAGCGGCCGCCCGGTAGCGCGAAGTTCTTAGGCTTGATCTTCTTGCGGGCGCGCGCGGTTAGCTTTGCCACCTAATGAACCGTTAACTTCTGCCAGCCTGGCTCGCCGTCATTGAAAATGTAGCGGTCAAAGCTGTCGTCATCATCAGCATGAAAGCGGGCGCAAACGATCCAGTGATCGCCTTGGATGATTCCGAATAACGGACCAACACCCGGAACGCCACCGAACAGCTCCGTGTCGCCAACTACGCCTGGGCTTGGAGCGAGCAGCGCGGAACGTGGCATTTAGTATTTCTGCGGTGAAGCCATCGGCGCGGCAGGCTTGGGCGGCATGGCACTCGCGCTCGAACCGCCAGCAAAGCCGGCCGAAAAATTGTCGTCTGGGCTGCCTTCGCCGGAAGATTCGGCTTCGTCTTTCTTGAGGATGTCCATTACCAGTTTCAAGGCGGCGCCAATGCTTTCGGCTGGCTGGCCCTCATCTTCGTCGCTGCCATCGGCAGGCTGGTCACCGCCACCGTTCTCGGTTTCGTTGTCCTCGTCGCCTTCGCTGGATTCGTCATCCTCGGAATCTTCGTCACCGGCATAGACGGTGTAGCCGCTGCCGTCCTTGGCCTTGGAGATGGTTACGAGAACGTCCTCGTCATCGTCCTGGTCGTCACCCTCTTCCGAATCGTCATCGTCATCAGAAGTCGCGCCCGCGTCCTGGTCCGCGCCAGCGCCAGTGTCATCGTCATCGGCGGCGGGCGGGGCGGACATAGCGGGAGCGGGCTTGGGGGCAATGAGGGGGTTCC